GGATCGCTACCCGAGCCACACGATTGTGGTTTACCCGGACGCTTCGGGCGTTAGCCGAAAGTCGGTAGACGCTTCCCGATCCGACCTGGCTATTCTGCGGCAGGCAGGGTTCAACATCCGNGCCCCGCGNAAGAACCCGGCAGTCAAGGATCGGATTAACGCCATGAACGCAGCCTTGACCCACGGCAGGGTCAAAGTCAACAGCAGGGCTTGCTCAGAACTCGCACAGAGCCTTGAGCAGCAGGCTTACGATAAGAACGGCTACCCTGACAAGCAGGGCGGGTTCGACCACATCAACGACGCAGCGACCTACATGGTTGCCTACGAATTGCCGATTGTACGTCCCGTATCGGACGTTAAGATCGCTTTTGCGATGTAAGGAAAGGATTATTCTGTGAGCGTAAAGACCCTGCATCCAGATTACCAACTGCACTCGCCCAAGTGGCGGCTAGTGCGGGACGTTGTAGAGGGCGAAGAGCGCCTTAAGTACAACCCGACGCGGTATCTGCCGGAGTTCACGCCAAAGGATAACGAGCGGTACAAGCGGTACGTCGAACGGGCTTACTTTCTAAACGTCACAGGCCGGACTCGATCAGCCTTGTCTGGCATGGTGTTTCGGCGTGAGCCGATGGAAGTCATGCCCGACGAGATGCGCCCGATCATCTACAACGCCGACGGCGCAGGCAATACGCTAGAGCAGGGCGCAAAAGAGGCGCTGGGCGGCGTACTGGACACTGGGCGGCACATTTTCCTCGTAGACTACCCAGACATCGACGACAGCATTGATTACGAGACAGAGCAGCGCATTGGTGCTCGTCCCGTCATCCTGAATTATCAGGCAGAATCGTTAATCAACTGGAAGTACGAGATCAAGAACGGCAGGCGCGTACTGACTCTTGCTGTTCTCGTTGAACTTGTGCAGGATAACTTCAATAAAGACGAGTTTGACCACAACATCGTCAAGAATTACCGGGTACTACGTCTACGCAACGGCGTCTACACCCAGCAGATGTACGATGATGGGGGCGCTCCGCTAACAGAAGAGCGGATTATCCGCATGGCAGGTGGCCAGCCTTTTGACCACATCCCCATGCACGTTGCAGGCTCTAGCAATAATCGGCCTGACGTAGACCACGCGCCACTGTATGATCTAGCGGTTGTCAACATCGCGCACTATCGGAACAACGCTGATCTTGAAGAAGCCGGGTTTATCACAGGCCAGCCCACGCTTCACTTGGACACAGGCGACACTAGCCCAGAAGAATTCTCCGAGCAAAACCCGAACGGGGTTCAGCTAGGCAGTCGCCAGGGCATTGTCACACAAGGCGGCAAGGTAGAACTTGTCCAGCCCGAAGAGCGTAACCTGCTGACTAATCTCAAAAAAGAGAAAGAGCAGGAGATGATCGGCATTGGCGCACGCATTGTCCAGCGCGGTGCGCCTAACGAGACAGCAGAGGCTGCGCGGATCAACGCATCCGCAGAGGCGTCAGCCCTTGACCAGATTGTAAACAACATCTCAGACGCGCTCACAGAGGCGCTGATGGACGTTGCACTTTTCTGGGGTATTCCAGTCGCGGATATTTTCTATCGACTAAACACGCGCTTCTGGGAAGAGGAGCTGGATAGCCAGCAGATGATGGCCCTAATCCAGCTTGGCGATACCGGAATCATCAACCGCACTGCACAGCGCGAGAGCATCCGCAAGGGCCGCATCCATATCCCGCAGGATATGTCAGACGAAGACTTGGACGCTGATAACGCGCTGCTATGAGTGCCGAGAAATTTCTGGTAGAGGCGTACACACGGCGTCAGGTATTTATCCAGCGGTTTGCTAACGGGACTTGGGAAGAACTCAAGCCGATCTTTAACAACATTGCCTCAGAGATTCAAAAGCGAATCAAACTGTCTGATAACGAAGTCAGGCAGAAATCGCTTGCCAGGCTTTTGCAGGATGTAGAAGCAGTCATTGAAGAAGGCAAGCAGGAGTTTGATAAAGAACTTCGGCAAAGGCTTACAGAGTTTGTTGAAGAAGAGATCGAGTTTGACAATCAAACTTATTCACAAGTAACGACCGAACCTGTAAGCAATCCTGATGAGTTCAATCACTCCGCAATCGTAGCAGGCGCAGTAGCGGCTTTGACGATTGGCACTGAAAACGAACAGCGGCTCACTAATGAGCAGATGAGCGACAGGCTCTTTAGCAATACCAGCAAGGAAGTCAAGGGCGTCATTTCAACAGGCGTCATTGCACAGACTAACTTCACAGAATTGCTTAAAAGAGTAAGGCAGAAAGTTGGTACAAAGCTGCCTAACATTGCACGGACAGTCGTTGCTACATCAACCAACAGCGTTGGCGCTGCCGCTAGAGGGGCNTTNACGACAGCTAACGGGCTGATCTTCGGGGAAGAGCGGTATGTAGCCGTACTCGATGCTAGAACGACACTGACTTGTGCAGGGCTTGATGGAAACATCTACGCAGTGAATCAGGGGCCAAAGCCCCCGTTGCATTACAACTGCCGATCAACGAGAGTGCCGATCCCCCGCTCTCGGTTCATCAGGCCGCAAGCGTCCAATCTGGCAGTTGGCAGGAATCAGACATTTGCACAATTTCTACGCCAGCAACCGCAGTCATTTCAGGATGAGTTTTTCGGCAAGTTTAGGAATGGTGCTGAATTGCAAAGGCTCGCTCAACAAGGTGGGCTAAACGTAAACCAACTTATTGATCCATCGGGCGCTCAGATGACGCTGCAAGAGATCAGAAACAGTTACCCAGTTGCTTGGGAACAGGCAAACCTTTAACCCGGCCCGAGGCCGGAAATCAACCATAAGCTAGGGGCTTATAACTATGGCAGACGAAAACGACAATCCTACTCCAGCAGAAGGCGCACCCACCGAGGGCGGCAAGACTTACACTCAGGAAGAAGTGCAGCGGATGATCGAAGAGCAGACATCCGGCCTGAAGAACAAGGTAGACGAACTTCTCGGTGAAAAGAAATCTGCATCTCAGCGAGCCAAGGAGCTAGAAGAGCAGCAGAAACAGCAGGAAGAAGAGCGTCTCAAGGAGAAAGAGCAGTTCCGCGAACTGTACGAGCGCGAGCAGGAGGCGAAGCGAGAACTCCAGGAATCATACGAAGAGTTCAAGCAGCGCATCCAGAAGCAGACAGTGCAGACCGAGGCCACCAAACTGGCGGCTGAACTCACCCGCGACACATCGCGTAGTGAACTGCTGCAAGAGAAAGTAGCACAATACGCCAAGTATTCAGATGACGGAGTTACTTTTGAATTAGGCGGTGTGCCGGTAGAGAAAGACAAGATTCTTTCCCACCTTCGTGAGAAATATCCATTCCTAGTCGATGGGAGTGGGGCGACAGGCGGTGGAGCCGCAGGTCAACAGAACGGCGGGGCCGTAGCAACTAAATCATTTTCCGAAATGACAGGCGCAGAACTCAGCAATCTTCGGGCAGAGAACCCAACTGAGTATCAGCGTATTCGAGATGAGTTTTACGGCCAATAATAGGAGACTTTCATAATGGCTACTACTCGACTAAGCGACATCATTGATGTCACAGTATTCCGCGACCTCCCGCCGGTAAACGGCCCCGAAAAGACTGCTTTCTTTGACAGCGGTGTTGTTACTCGTAACGCACTTCTAGATGAGCTTGCTGGGGCTGCCGGTAAAACTGCCGAACTTCCTTTCTGGAAAGACCTTGATGGCAGCGTAGAGGTCAACTACAGCAGCGACGACCCAAGCAGCACTGCTACGCCTCAGAAGGTTGTGCAGGGCGAGCAGGTTGCCCGCAAGGCGTTCGTGAACCAGGGCTGGCAGGCTGCCGATCTGGCTTCAGAGCTTGCTCTGGGTGCCCGTGCTATTGATCAGGTTCGTAACCGCACGGATCGTTACTTTGAGCGTCAGTGGCAGCGTCGCCTTATCGCCACCACCAACGGCATCATCGCCGATAACGTCGCCAACGATGGCGGTGATATGGTTGTTGATGTTGCCTCAGAGAGCATCTCTGGTCAGGACGCAGGGACTAAGTTCAACCGTGACGCCTTTGTAGAGGCCACCAATACGCTTGGTGATCGTTACGATGAACTGACTGCTATCTCTGTTCACAGTGCAGTTTATGCTCAGATGGTCAAGAATGATGACATCGACTTCATTCCTGACTCTGAGGGACGCCTGACGATCCCAACTTACCTTGGCCTTCGCGTCATCGTTGATGATGGCATGAACGTCGAGGCTGGTGGCACTGACGGGTTCAAGTACACCTCTGTACTGTTCGGCGCTGGTGCTTTCGGTTACGGCGTAGGCAACCCCGAGGTGCCTGTCGAGATCGAGCGTTATGCCGATCAGGGCGACGGCGGTGGCGTCGAAACCCTTTGGGTTCGTAACACCTGGATTCTGCATCCGTTCGGCTTCCAGGCTACTGGCACCCCATCAGGTGTCTCCTTCACGCAGTCAGAGCTTGCTACGGCATCTACTGTTGACCGCGTGATTGAGCGCAAGAACATCCCACTTGCGTTCCTCGTCACCAACTAAAGCGGTGACGCTAAGGCTGGCCCCTCTTCGGAGGGGCTATGCCACTTAACACATAAAAGGGTTTTATTGGAAATGGCGAATAAAGATGGCCTAGAGCCAAACATGATAATTGACTTTGAAACCTTACAGCGCGTCAAGCGCGAGCAGCGAGAGGCGGTAAAGAATGCCAAAGCGCAACCCAAAAGTAAGGGAAAACGCCGATCTGCCCGGACTGAGGACGTTCGCGAGGCCGGGGAGCAGGGCGTTTCGAGCGTACTACGCACAGCAGAGACGCAAGGATCGGAAGGAAAGTAACGAGTCGTGACTTACACTGTCGATCAATTTGGCCCCAGCGATCTTCTCACTAGCAGGAAGTTTGACACTCGTAGAATTAAGCATGAAGTGGGCAAGACATCCTTCTTCGAAGGCCGTGAGTTTCGCGTCTTTAAGGACTTTGATATTCCTGCTGGGCAGACAGAAACAATCAAGGTCACATCAACTTCCGATTCAATCGTAGAAGTTTTCGGCGCTTCGCTTGTTCTAGGGTCACTAAGAATTGAACTTGTTACAGGCGGTACTGACGGAGACGACTTCTCAAGCGAGCTGCCTATCTTCCAGACTAACCGAACCACGGCATCGCCCGTTCTCACGCCAAGCGTCACGATGGTTAACGGCGGGACTCACACAGGCGGCACAGTCAGCGATGTGATCCTCTTGGTTGCTGGCAGCCCTGCTAGGCAGGCTAGAGAAACCACAGCCACAGAAGAGCGCCCTCTCGGCTTTGCGCCAGGAACATTCTACATTCGGCTTATTAGCACAGGGAGCGCCAACGCAGAAGGCGTGTTCCG